CCGCATTAATTTTGGAAGTGCCTCCCAGAGTTGAACTGGGTTCTCAAGGTTTTGCAGACCTGCGCATTACCGTCCTACTCAGGCACCAATATATTCTATTCTTGGATCACTAGGAGTTGGCTGACCATACCATATGGTTGTATCCATTTCCATAATACGATAGATGCGATATTCTGGATAATTGTGTTCAAATAAATTAAACACATCATTAACAGTATCAACATTACGAACAACACGAGTATGTTGTTTCATATCATAATTATATTGAACGATTACGTCAGTCATATCAAAATCCTTTAATTGGATCCGGAAGATGGACTCGAACCACCGACACTCAGATTCAGAGTCTGATGTTCTACCAGCTGAACTATTCCGGAATAATTGAATTGTGGCAGGTGAGGTATCTGGTCATTGGTTTCAAGGCCTTTGACTTCCCATTCTCCTTTTATCGGTCAATTACTCCGACCCTATCATACACACTGCTGCAGCGAGTGGTATTCCATAGGCTTTCCTTACCACAAAGATGGCGCTCTCGAAGGGAATCGAACCCTCCTCGTTCCTTAGACAGAGGAATCGCCTCACCAGATGCGTACGAGAGCAAATTGGCTCCCCGACGTGGGCTCGAACCACGGACATTCTGATTAACAGTCAGACGCTCTACCAACTGAGCTATCGGGAATCAAACTTGGTTGCGGAGGCCGGAATTGCACCGGCGATCTTTTGGGTATGAGCCAAATGAGATTCTGCTTCTCTACTCCGCGACATTATGGTGCTGGTTGCAAGAATCGAACTCGCGACCTGATGATTACAAATCAACTGCTCTACCTGCTGAGCTAAACCAGCGAATTAGTTGGGATGATGTTGTGTACACCGGCCTCGCCAAGCCACATCATCCCGTACGCGATTTGGTGGAGACATGCGGGATCGAACCGCAGACCTTCTGAATGCAAATCAGACGCTCTCCCAACTGAGCTATGTCCCCATATTCTATATGGTAGACCGTGTAGGGATCGAACCTACGACAAAGAGATTAAGAGTCTCCTGCTCTACCAACTGAGCTAACGGTCCAAATTTCCATACTCATTGGGGCTCTTACCCCACCCTTGTGGTGTTTCGCCGAGTACGTAGCGCACCGGTGTATTCTCAGATAGCAGCGTTTCGAACCACTACTACTGATAAGCTATGCTGGTTCCACAACGAGTCACCAGCAACCACACTCTGGTTGGCGCAGAAGGTAACGATCCTTCCACCCCTGTCTTATCAGGACAGTGCTCTACCTCTGAGCTATGCGCCAATACAATGCCTCTTCAAGGATGCACCAGCTATCTAACTGCTATAACCACCGTCGTTTTATCGCGAATAAGACGGATTGAGCAGCCTAGTTGGCTTTACGATCACCATCGCTCTGATGCACCCATGAAGAGACACTTCATGTCCACATTCGAATGCGACAACTAGTGGCGCAGACTAAAGTGGACGCCGAAGCGTCCGTTAACAATGTCAAACAGCGACCTATTTATGCACTGGAGCGAGCGATATACCCGCTCCAGCGAGATTATTTTCAGACGAGGCCAGCGGCCTGCGCGCCAAGCGCAGCATAACCAGCGGCGATCATCTTACGCGTAGGAGTACCAAGGCGATACTTGGAAACACCCTTGCGAGAGTTCAGATAGATCGGATAGCCAGCCTTGCGCAACGCAGTGACCGAAGCGGTCGGGTTGACGAGGCCATACTTAGAGGCGATCTGATCAGCGGTGAGCTCCTTGCCGGACTTAAAAGCTTCGACAAGAGCTGCGGTCTTATTCGTCATAGTCACTATCTCCATGTTGAGTAGACGACAATTTGTCATCTTGTATATAGTACACTGTTTTTCAGGCATTGTACATCACTATTTTCAGAGAATGTCAATCACTCGATCATTCTCATCCACCGCACGAATGCGATAGTTCGGGTAGCGAGACTGCAACGAACGCATCTCGCTCAAAATCCGCTGGCTGTTATTCTGAACAACCAGATAGGTGCGCCAGTTGCCTGACGTGTCCTGCGCTTGAATGTAGGCATTATCCATCAGCCTCTCCTCATTCGTGCAATGTCCTCGGCATCTGACTTAGCAAAGACAGGTACCATGTTAGACTTGTGCATCGTAGCAATACCGAGAAGCTTGCGCTCGCCGGAATACACCTTCGGTGCTGCTTTCGATGTTTTACCAGAACCCATGCCTGCCGAATGATAGTTAGATCGGTCGGTACGCAAAGACTCTGTGTATGCCTGCTTCCAGTTAGGATCGCCGGCCTTTTTGAGGCGGATCTGCTCTGGATGAAGCCCACGCTTCAACAGCCATACGTCATGCTGGTCAAGCTGTTTAGGCTTGACCTTTCTCTGGTTCATGTTCGTCGAGGTGACGAACGCCGGCAGCAGATGCATCGTCATTAGGCAGTCGCCTGCTGATAACGGTACTCAGCCTCGAACAACGCATCGATGCGTTCAGCTTCCTCGAGGAACTCACGGTGAAGCTGCAGCAACTCGGACCGGAAGTCGGACGGAGTCCAGCCTTCGGTATATGAGCGCAGGATCATGAGGTCGAAACGTTCGGCATAGTCAAGGGCTTCGTTGATGCTCATAGTCAATCTCCACTGTAGGAATATTATACCACACACGCGGGTGCTTGTACATACTGATCTAACAGACGCTCGAGGTAGCGAACTTCCTCGCGGACACCTTGAGCATAGCCTAACTCACGAGGAGATAGGTCATCGCTAAGCTCATATGCCTCAAGCAGCTGTGCCGAACGTTGGTAGCGGCCAACAAGATCTTCGATCAAAGCATCCATTTCCATCATAGCTTTACCCTCTGCATATAGGATTGCACGTACAGATCGAACCGAGACGCATGTTCAGGCCGAATGGTCTGAGCTGCATCACGATAGAGCGGTCCACCGACCGCGTAGAGAGGCGCATTGACATTGTGCTTGCCAAGACGGCCACGAGGGACCAACCGATAGCGAGTCACATACTTAGCGTCGTCAAAGTACACAACCTTAGCTTTACCCTCGAGCTCATCCAACTTTTGACGAGCATTGAGGATCTTGGCAAGCTGTTTAAGCTTATCAACAAGAGGATCGTTAAGCGAGGTCACGGTAGCTTTGTACTGTCTAGAGTAGCGCATGATCATTCTCCGAGAAGTTCAACAGCGATCAGGCCGATCAGCATGATCGTAGCAAGAACGAGAAGCGGCGAAAACACAAGGAAAGTTTCATAGCTAGACATAGTCATGTTCCTGTCATTCCGTATTTGATATGGCCATTATATCACGCTGGCCGGCTATGTACATCACAAAATGCGGTGTCAAACTCGATAGCCGGTCAGTGTGATAAAAAAGACACACCGATTTCATTGTCTAGTTTTTGCTAGGCGTAGGCGGCGAAACGGAGGCCGCCTACGGTCAACTCAATCAGGTAACGATCGTACTCGACGATCGGGTCCGACTCGGGATAGTCGCGGACGAAAATCTCGGCCTCGAGGTAGGTAGGGAAAGACGCGATGGCCTCAGGTAGCTCGTCGGAGCCGTAGAACGAACCATACACGGTAAAGGCACGGGGGAAAGCGGTCATAGTCTAGCTCCAGTTGATGCAGTCAATCTGCATTTGATAGGCCTATTATACAGCATCCAGCCGGTAAGTACACCGCAAAATGCACCTCAGACTCAATTGCCATACAGTGTGACTTTTTTGTCACACTGCCTTTTGAACTTTCTGGTTCTGCTGATATTGAAGATTTTCGCAAACACTAACGATGTATTTGGCGAATAATTCTAAATCCAAAGCTTCAGCTAAGATTCCGTCAACTCCGACCCCAGCCTTGGTGGTACGATTGATTTCTTCGCATACGCAAATGAGCGTATAACCCTCGACGGTGGGATAGCGGGTGAGGAATTGGTGAACCTTGGTCATTGCTAAGCTCCAGTGGTTGGTTACCATTTGATAGGCCAATTATATAGCAGCTGACGGCAAAGTACACTAGAAAATGCGGCCTCAGGCTAACAAAAAGGGGACTGTGACAAAAAAGTCACAGTCCCCGTGGGTATGGAATCCAGCATCCGATCGGCAATCGTCCACCACACGCGCTCTGGGCATGGCCGGTGGATGTGGTTCTGGCTAGTCCTCTTCCTCCACGACCTCAACAATATGGTCGGTGAGTGCTTCCTTTAGCCGAGCTCGAGCTGGTTCGTATCGAGCCACACGGATCTTTTCTGCCTGTTTGTAGTTGCAGAACTTCTCCTCCTGCCACATATCATCACGTGCATCGATCATCTCCTCTAGAGACTCGATGAACTTGTCAATGCTCTCTATCTGACGCCTGAACTTTTTCATAAGCTTCCTCCGCAAGGTCGTCGACGATCAGGTACTCTGCGTCGGTGATTTCTTGATGGGCCTCGAGGATCTTTCGGACCTCGAAAATACGATTAGAGATTTTCTTGATGGTCTGCTGACATGCAGCGTCATTGTAACCATCTTCTAGATCAGACAGGGCGGAGTCGAGGTTCAAGTCAGCCGAATAGTCGACTAGAAACTTTCTACCGTCCTTGTCTATATGGGAGTCGCTCGGGGGAAATAGAATGTCCCGAATCATATCTAACTTCACTTCAGCCGGTGACTTAGATTTCACCGACTTCTTCATACCAAAAAATTTCATGCCTATTTCTTCTTTCTGCCGATATTGTACTTTGCTTCCAGAATCCAGTTATCCTTCTCCTTATGAGGCAGGATCTTCACCTGACTCATCGGTGCCTTAGGCTCTTCGATTCTCTCTGGTTCTACCACTTTTACCAGGCCCCACTCCTCGAGGAGTAAAGCGATAGTGTTACGTCTTCCCTTATCCTCAGGTGTGAAGTCCGAAGGCTTCCCATCTAGGGCAAAGAGCTCTTTGAAATGGACAATGTAGTACTTACCCTGCTTGTGGAGGATATGGCACGACTGATAAAGCTTTTGGTCCTTGCGAGATGCAACGCCTATACGAGTTAGAGTTTCCTTGATCTTTAGGAAGTCCTCTTCTTCAGCGATTCTCACTTCAACCAGTGATTCGATTAAGTTCATGTTCCACCTTTTTCTTCTTTTTGTCTAATAATATCGAGCTGCTCGTCCGTGAGAATCTGCAGTGCTTCCCTTGCTCTCGCATTATTATATTTATAGTGGTCCTGAACTAAAGCGAAGTTGCTGTCCTTGTCCTGTTTCTTGTCCCTCTTAAAGAACCTCTTCTTCTGCCGGATGGAGAAGAAGAGGTAGTCGTATTGTGGCTTGTCATCCAGATGATGAAGCATGTTCATATCATTGGCATAGAGTACAGTGTCAGGGAAGTATGACAGGGACGAGTTTGTACGCCATGCGGAGTACTTGTGCTCATTCCCATCCGGATCCTGATACTCCTTGGTGGAGTTGATGCTGTTCTCGTATCGCCAATCATATGCCATTACTCGAACTCACATTTGGTCATGACTTCAGTCAGGAAGGCCGTGAAGTTGATAACGGGGTCTGCAGCAAATGCAGCCTGGTACTGATACTTGCCAAGTAGCATGACGAGTTGTGCCACACCACCCGGTGTCATATAGGTAGCTGCAGTATCATAGAACTTACGGAACATTGCAGTCTGGTCGATAGTGTTGCTATCTACCCACTTGCGCATGCTTGTGAAGTTCTTATCCTTGAGCAGACCAACCAACTGATTGAAAGCTTCCTCATCTAGATTGATAAGGATGCCTGTATCGATCTTGCCAGTAGCTGAGTAGCGCTGCAACTCATTGAGTACGCGTCGCCAATCAGGGAAGTGCTTCTGAATGACTTCAGCCACTACAGCCTTGTCATACTGAATCTCTTCCCTATCAAGTATACCCTGCACACGCTTGAAGAACTGCATCGCAAGCTTTGCATTGTCCTTCGGCGTAATCTTAAAGTCTACGACAGAGCACCTAGAATGTAGCGGTTCGATGATTCTAGACTTAAAGTTACAGGTGAGAATGAAACCACAATTTCTGGAGAACTCCTCCATGAAATTACGGAGAGCGGGCTGGGTAGAGTTTGGGTTGAGGTAATCAGCCTCGTCAAGAATGACGTATTTACGTCCACCCGTGAAGCTGATAGAACTTGCGAACTGCATGATGTCGTTGCGGAGTGTATCGATGTTACCATTCATAGACCCATTGATTACAACATAATCACATCCAAGCTCCTCGAGCATAGCACGAGCTACCGTGGTTTTACCCACGCCAGCTGTGCCAGATAAGATCAAGTTTGGAATGTTCTTTTGATCGACGAATTGCTGAAACGTTACCTTCAAGTCAGAAGGCAGGATCGTGTCAGCAATCGTCTTCGGACGATACTTCTCTACCCACAGGAATTGCTCTAGCATATCAAACTCCCTTAGAATGAAGAGTTTGATTCAGCACCCGTGTAGTACTCGACGTCTTCACCTTTCCAGAAGGCAAGTCCCTTTGCTACTGTGACGTCATAGTCACCTGGAAGCAGCTTTAGCGTCTCAAGCTTAAAGATCACTTGAAACGTGTGCTCAGTTGTACCGATAGTGATGTCATAAGAGTCCTTGCTCTTCTTCGAAGAGTCGATAGTCGACAGCGTCAGCTGACCATCTTGACCGATGAACGCAACGTCAGGATGCTTCAGGAGAGCAGCTGCACGAAGCACATCATTCAATACATCAGCAGTCACCTTAACTTCAGCAAGAGTCTCAGGCATACGAACCTTAACATCTGCCTTAGGAGCAATGATGTTCGAAGGATCGGTGAACGTGTACTTCACACGCTTCTGACCATTGCTATCCTTAATGACAAGGAACTTCTCATCGATCTGAAGTTCAGGCTCCTTGAACAAGGACATGACACCAAGTAGACGTGACAGCTCATAGATAGCAAACTGTGAGTCAAAGCTCTGCGTGATGGTCGCAGTCGCCAAGATAGAAGATGTTGGCGACTGCGTCTTGAGTGTGCTGCCGGGCGTGAACAGCAACGATGGGTTGATAGAAGAGAAGTTCTTCAGGATATTTGTAGTACGTGTGTCAAGCTTCATGTTCTGCATAATATACTCCATAATATAAGTTTCAATTAGCGGGGCGCTTTACGATTAACCCTGCCACCAAGTGCGTTCGGATCAGCGGTAGCGGATGCACCAATAGCTGCAAGGTCCGCCAACGAGCCACCAAAGATATAACTGCCAACGTGCTGCAGACGCATCCACGGACAGAACCATGTCTTAATGTCAGCTTCCTGAGCCTTCTGGCAGAACCAGTAGTCCTCAGACAGATAACGCTTCGACTTCTTGCTATTGATGTCCTGTGCAGTTGCAAGGACCTTCTCAATTTCAGCTTGAACGGCTGAAGGATCAGACAGACCCATTCCAGAGATACGCTTCATCTCCTGCTCGTAGTACGTCTTAAAGTCGAGCTGGTCGACTTCAGCCTGGAAAACCTGCATGATCTCACGTGAGCCATCGAAGTGCTCAGTACGAACATGATCAGGCTTATACAGATACTGCGGGAAGGTATCGTAGAACTTCTGCATAGCCGTACGATGAACCATCATAAAGCCAGTGCCAATCTCTAGAACTTCACAGGGCTCTCCAATCTGGATTGATTGTACACCACCTTTAGGATTAAAGACATAGTCACCGACAAATCTTTCAAGGACGTTCGGATCTGTATCAGCTACGCCCTTATCAACGGCTCGCTTGATCTTTTCCCATGAAATGCACTTCTTAGGATAAGGACCACCGATAATCTGATACTTTTCAGGCTCATTACCTTGCATTACCATCATAGCGATGATGTCCTGAGCGCTAAACCCAATGTCAGAGTCGATGAACATCAGATGATCAGCTCCGGAGCGCATGAACTCGTCTACGCAGTAGTTACGTGCACGTGTGATCAGTGACTCGTTGAACAGGAAGTAGAACTGCAGCTGAATGCCATGAACAGCACAGAATGCTGAAAGGTCGGTACATGACTTAGCAAACATACCAACGCATGCGCCGCCGTACATAGGAGTCGCGACAAATAGCTTCTGATTCTTTAGCTTGTCGAACTCAAACTTAATTTCCATTCTTAATCTCCTTATCATGCACGTATAGTGCTAAAATGCTGTAGTGAAGGATCTTCAAAAGATCTTGACGATTGCGACCACCCTTCTTGCCGTAGCGAGAAGCGTACTTAATAATGTCGCCGATGGTGAATCCCATTCCATGGCCAGCAGCCGCAATTAGCTCGAAAGCTTGAACGTTGTCGGTGCCGACATAGTGAGATGTGTAGGTACCATCTATATATGCTTTGAGTTCTGCAATCAGATTCTCTTCATCGAACTTGTACTTAATATTCTTCTCATCCAATTTCTTCATAACATTTTCCAAATATTTTACGTCGTCAGAATTCATTCCATAAATCCTTTCAATGATGAAATTCCATTCCACTTCAATCCCTGCCAATGGGGATAATACTCACGCGATAGATGTACTGATTGTGGCTTCTCCATATACTTAAAGTCTAATTCACCAGCTTCGTTCTTCAATCCATCAACCCATCTCTTAATCCAGACGCGCTTGGTATTTGCAGCTTCGATTTGTAGATGTGCTCTAAACCAAAGACGAACACGCTCACGCTCTTCCCATGTACCATGAAATGGTTTACCTTTGTAGTATCCAGTCTTAGGAATCTTGCGTGACTCATTCTCAATAGGCAATGGCTCATATAGATTTACAGTTGCATCATACTTTATAGCTAGCATGTTAGCCTGCTTTACATATGCGCTGACCAGCTTGAGTGTTGATGCAACAGGATCAGGGAACCTGCAAAGATGATGACGAATATCGATGTTGCCAAAGTAGAAGTCGATCTCTGTAAACTTTTGATCCTTAGGCAGGAAGGACTCAAGTCCAGCGCTCAATGCACCATGCAGTGTCTTGAAAGGTACAGACACATTTAACCAACCAGGACGGTACAAACTAATAGCGTGCGAGTCGCCAACAGCGATCGCAGGATAGTCATGGAACAGGTCATTAGGATTCATGACTGTGCTACGATGTTTGATGATGTTCAAGCCTTCCCAATCAACCAGGTTCCAGTCAGGATGTGCATCAGGTGTTTTATCAAGTCTAGTGCGTAGCATACCATGATAGTCAGGATATTCAATACCTATACTATACACCCTTTTCTTGAATTTTGACATCTTTATTACGCTATCGATGTTAGCATAATTCTTGACACCACCAAACATATTGAGAGTGCCACCCCAATCATTACCATGATAGACGTACAGAGCATCATACTCATTGTAGTCATCAGGGATATTGCCGGTCATAGCCAGATCGACATCGATACCTGAGAACTCAAGCTGATCAGCATAGATCACGCCCTGAGCTGAACGGTGTGATGCAATATTCTTAGATAAAGGAGTGAAGGGAGTTACTACGAGTGCTTTCATTCTTTTTCCAATCACGATATGAATCTACGCGATCATAGATCGTCTCATCTTTTAGTACAGGCTCGGTCCCAACGTTCCACATTAGGATGTTACGACCTGTGTTCTTCGGGATATACTTCCACACCTTTGCATCATACGTTGCAACCGTTGGAAATGGAGGAAGATATGGTTCTGGTGTTTGAAACGCAAGAGGATCAGAGATAACCTCAGCTCTACCAAGTTCACCAGCCTTTAAGTTACGTGACACTGCAATACAATGAAACTTAGCTTTAGGCCAAGCGATCTGAAGTGCGCGTGATAGAACACCAGTTGATATAGCTACATATACCTCGTCAGGCGGATCGATCTTACTTGCAGCATATACAATACCAGCAGTTGCAAGCTCATGCTTCAAACCAAGTGGAATGAAGAAAGCATCATTCTTCTCCGCCCACTCTTTAGCCATAATATTTAGTACAGGCATAGCAGCAATACGTTCAAAGATAGGTTTTGCACCTTGCTCAATACAACATGCCTGATGCAGAGAGATACGCTTTGATGAAGGCATGAATAACACAACATCCTTGTTATGTACACGCGCAACCTCATTCAATGATACACCAGCCAATCCAGTCCGTGGCTGGACATATACCATTGTCTTATAGTTTGTTTTAGCAGCTAGAAGATCGCCGGCACGAGTTTTCGTACCAACGATAAGATCGTCTCTGACTACTCGAACACCCTCATGTTCAACGACAACTGGATCAGGATTGTATGGAGTCCAACCATCTGTAAGCGAAAGATAGTACTCCTTCGCTTGCGCCCAGTCCATCATGCGTAGATCTTTATTATGTCCATCTAGTACGTGATAATCATGCGACAAGTTCGTTTACTTTCCTCTTGTAATCTGCAACGCTCATGCTATGCATATCTAACACATAGCTATCAGAGGGATGATGATTCATGTTGTTGAACGAGTCAACCAAACCAAGTTGAAGCATTGCTTTTTGTCGGCCAAACGGGTGATCCTTGATTCTACAGGATGACCAGATAGCATCACGATCAAGGTGGTCGTAGGCAGAACCTGGCTTAACAAAGTTCTCAACCCAACGAATGAAGTCACAACATACGTCCTCTGCATTATATGGAAATGAGTTGGTGTCCTCATAGATACGATCCATCACTTCATCTAGGAAGTCAATCTGCTTCTTCTTTTGTGTGTTGATAGCAAGGTATGAGATACACTCTTTAGCATTTGACCCATAATAGAATGGGCTACGCGGGTTCACGTAGCGTGGGTACCAATCAGCAATGTCTGCAACAATAGCTGCATACTGAAAGTGATATTGCTTCAAGCCATTGCGTGTGTTCCAATTAAGCATGAAGTCACCAATCTCGCGAAGATCACGCCCACGCCCTTTCTCTAGGAAGTCAGCAAGATCACGGGCAAGGCGTGGTGCGAACTCACCAAGATAGTAGTCACCACCTTTTTTGTAGTCGCCTTGTGGTTTTGGAAATTGTGGGAACTGGTAACCAACAGATGTATAGAATGGGAACTGATAGTTCTTGACGATCTTTACCATATCCTCGATTGTCTTTGACTCATGCAAAGAGAATAGGATACTGTTGTGATAGCCCGATGGCTTCACAGCATAATTAATACCAGAACCGGTCACACGATGAACAATGAAAACATAAAGCCACTCAGGCAGCTTGAAATCATCATGCTTACCTGTCCAGTTTTTGGCTACAACTTCTCTTTGCCGAGAGTGGATACCTCTTTCCATCTTTGTCCAGTATGGGTGGGAGGGGGTCCATCCATGGTAGCAGTCGTGCATGATTTGTGAAAATCCAGCAAACTTTCGCTGGACAACATCGTAGAGTTCAACATGCTCGAGGAGGTCGTCGCCCATTCTCGATTCAAGGTAGGGGATAGACCCGAGATTGCATTTCTCTTGCTGTGTCTTAGCCAAAGTGAAGTAACGCAAGTACTCATCGTAATACTCTGTGGTTTCCATCAATGTACCTCTTAGCCTCACGAAGCTTCTGCTTCTCATACTCCGGATCATTTAGTTTTCTATTTAGTCCAGATGGATGAGGCAACACAAAGTGCTCGATACCAAGTATCTCCAACGCACGAGACGGGAATTTACCTAGCGCAAGCACTTTATCATGCAGTTGTGCACAATCCATAAGTGTATTATAATCTATATCAGCCGGTTTGTACACACCTGTTGTGTGTACACAGTTGACAAACGAGAAGTACTCGATACCAAGCTTCTCAGCCCACTTAGATAATCGACTTAAAGTCTTCGATCGAGTTGAGCCCTTGCTTGGATTTATACCCACTACTAAGACTCGTATACGAGACGTCGGCTTCGTCAAACATTCTTTGTGTGTCATCAAATGCATCTTTCCACTTGTCATCTATATCGATTGGGTAACACATGATCACGCGTTTAATGCCAACTTGGATAACACCCTTGGCACATTCAGAGCATACAGGCAATCCATGCACATATACGGTTGAGTTCTCCAGCGATACACCAGAGAACGAAGCATTATAGATACAGTTCATCTCAGCATGAACGACCAGCTTTAACTTAGTTGGTCTATCGTTCAGGCGATCCTTACTATCCTTAATACCACGAGGAAAGCCGTTATAGCCCTGTGATAAGATTTGACCCTTATCACCAACTATAACAGCACCAACCTGCGTACTAGGATCCTTCGACCAAGTCGATACCTCTTTAGCTAGGTTGAGGTATCGATAGTCCCAACTAGTCAATGAGATTAAAGTGTCTCTCATATACGTGCAAGCTCCCAACATTCCAATGAATTGTACCAGGTGTCACGTCCATACCACCTTCCATTTCAGAAAGATCGGTAGCAAGAGTGTCGAGTACGTGCTTCTGCCATGCATAGTCATTCTTATAACCAAACACAACATCGTTCGAACGCATCTGAACTACAGCTTCAAGCTTACCATAACGAATCATATACTGTACAGCATTAGTGCACATAAAGTCAGAACGACCGTCAAAGTTATAGTCATACCACATCGTGGGTCGTGTATAGATCATGGTCGCTCGGCGCGATTCGGGATTCTTCAAGAGCTCAAACAAAACATGCTTGTACTGCTCATGATTTTCAGGCGACCAGATAGCCCAACCATAGTTAGAGTTAATGAATCCATCACTATCAGCAACCTGCTTCCAGATAGCAGGAGGACCACCAGGAATATCATTGACATTCAGTGACTGTGATTGATACCATGCAAGCTCACGATCGACATAGTCTTGGTTGACCGTGCCAAAGATTGCAGGTGCATCAGCAACAAATGATGCGCCACGAATCTCAAGCATCTTAACACCGGTCTTATCGGTAACGTAGAGTTCCTGCTGTTTTAGATAGCGGAACTCATCACGGATCTGTTCAACATAGTTACGACGAATCATTCTTTCACCACGATCTTCTTGTTAAAGATGTCATAACCGGGCTGCTGGCCTTCGATACCACCACGCAGCCATGCAACAGCGAACGACGCATAGTTGATCAGGTCTTTATAGGTATCTTCAAGAGATTCAAAGTTAGCAATATCGGCACGGCCAGACTCAAGCAGAGACTGCGCACGATACATCTTACCTTGCATAATGTCATGGATAGAATCGATACCGCGACGATAGTGCATTGCCTGCACAACGTTCGAGTTAGGATTCTGATAGTCTTGGGACTTCTTGATCTGAAGTTCCATACACTCACGAAGGACTGTTACAGAGGCGCGTTCATTGGCCATATTAGCTCCGATACTTTACATTGTTATTGTAGACGCAGTTGCCATCTTCCATGGCAAAGAAGTGATTATAATACACTGATTTGCGATCCTTGTACACCGGGTGTACAAACTTAGATGGAGATAGGTATTTACGGAATGACTTAGCATCCGCAATCATATGAAAGCCTACTTCGTAGATGTCTTTATGTCTGACAAGCTTAGGACAAATTACGTAGTCAATCAGATCGATGTGTTTGAACATCGTCTTAAGAGCATCGGGTGGATAGGTAAACCACTTAGTACCATCTCCAGGTGGCCAGCGCTTTAGCTCAAACGTATCATCGCCGTAGTTTACATCCCAAGCATAGGTCTTCGGATCCTTATAGTCAAAGTTTTTGTTATAAGGATTCTTTACAAAATTAGGATCGATGTGATGCATAAGGATCTCTGCTGACATATTTTCTGCACTCCAGAAAACCTGTTCAGCTGTTCTTTTGTCATCCGATCTTTTATTCTTAAAAAGCTCATATGCTTTATGAGCAATAAAGTCCATGAGCTCAGGTGTCTTTTCAAGGATGAAGCTCTTACCGATGATAAGCTTCGCATAATCATGGATAGACATTAGAAGATCTCTTTGAGTTTGCCTTCATTACCAATATGTGAGGGTGCGGTCCAACCAGCTGGCTTCATTAGGTCGGGCAGTCCAAGAGGATTAGGTCGACCTTCCTTGATACCAACTTCTTTCTTCATGTTAGCATAGAGAACTTCATTCCATGCTTTATATGCATCTACATTGTAGGCATCAAGAGTGCCAATAGCCACCACACATAGATCAATAAGAGCATCCACAACATCGTCCGCATTCTTAGCATTCTTCATCTCATCAAGTTCTTCCTGAAGGAAGTTAATACGAAACTCAAGGAACTTCTTAAGCTTATCCTTGTCCATGTTATCAAACGCAGTATGCTGCTTGTAGTGGTTATGCATACCAAAGATGTCTTTTACCCAATCGCGGCTCATTGAATCTCTCCATTTGCCATCTCTTTAAGAAGCTGCATACGACCTTCAACACCCATGGTTGCGTCGAGCATCTCAGTGACCCTCTGAAGCATGGCACAAGCCATCATCATAACGTCCTCAGCACCATCACACATCATGATCTGCTCATCTACTGGCAGCATGAGCTCTGCCATTCTATCTGCTACTTTAGTCGTTTCCATTAATCCACTCCGGAGGTTGACGATTAGTCCACTTGTGCAACTTTGATTTACCTATTGTATAGTACATTCGATAGTTTGTACATGGGTCATCCGACACTTTGTACTCATCAGGCATACAGCTCGGCATCATAGTCATATCCCACTCCTTCAACTCTAGTGGAGGTGACATGAGCAGATAGCTAATATCTAGTGCACACTTGTGGATTTTTCCATAGCGATACGTATACTCACACAGCAGAGCATGGAAGTGATCTGCCAGCCAATTATAGTTCTCTATCGAAGTTCGGCACCACACAGCGGATGGATGATTAACATGCGTAGCCTGATACATTGTATCATCCCGAGAATCAGGAAGCTTCCACGTACGATGCTTACGATACATGGGATTCTCTAATGTACCAGGTATCAAACGCTGTTGAACACGTTCCTCACCGTCAAGGATACGATGAGCCGTCGAGAGCAACTGAGCGCTCTCGAGGATCATCTTGACTACATGCTTATCGACTAGACACTGAGCCGCAACCACCGGATCAGGGTCGACATAGAAAATATTCATCAGATTTCACTCCAATGATAAGTTGAACTCCGAGTCTTGAACCTCACGTGGCTGAATCCGTTTTCATCAACCCACTCATCAGTGATTTCAGTGACAGGGGAAGTCTGCCACCAATCCTGAGCGGCGTATGTCCGACCGATATACGAGCCGACCCGCACACCACAACCTAGGCGTGGATAGACTTCGTTCGGGATCGGATTGTAGCCTTCGGCATCTAGAATTTGACACATGGGACCGGAGTCACCGGCGCCGTCACTTGCCCTAACTAACGAGTACCTCATTTCGCTTCCACTTCTTCATTGCCAATTCACGATGGTAACGGTTAGCTCTTTCGTAGAACATGATGCCATCCAGATGGTCTAGCTCATGTTGAAAGATTCTAGCCGACATACCGGTAAAGGTATCAGTGCGCACATCACCATTTGCCATATGGTACCTAACTCTGATAGACTGCGGTCGCTTGACTTTGACTACCATACCCGGATACGTAACGCAACCTTCTTCTAATTGTACCACAGCGTCACCGTAATGTACAATCTTTGGATTGAAGCATACAAAGTTCTCAGGATGACCCCTCATAGCAAAGACTCGATAAGGAAGTCCGACTTGATTAGCAGCTAAGCCAATACCATTGACTTCGTACATGAATTGAACCATATCCTTAGCCAACTGGATTGGATCCATAGGAGGATTCAAGAAGTCAAATGGTTTGCATGTTTCACGTAGAATAGGATCAGTGTGTTTAACTAGAAGCATTGTCACCCTTTAATAAGTCGAAGTTGATGATACAGCGATAGTTGATCTTTGGTTGTGAACTACAGTGATAACGTAAACCATCAAATAATACTAAACGCCCGCGTTTAGGTTTTACTCTTGCATGCTCTGTAAGCTTTACATTTGCGCCACCAGCAATAGTATCTGATGTCTGTTCATAAATGATAGTTTCACCATCACTACCATTTACATAGTATACTGCTGCAACATGTGGCAGTGTATCAGGAAGATCTACATGTACACCATTATGTTCCTTCATATAAGGTTCAGCCAATGGCAACTGAAGGAAGATACGTGTATGATAGATGTCACTAAGATCAAAGCTCTTAAAAACATCAGTAAAAAGACCAGTTACCGGTTTATATAGATTGCTGACATTATCAGCATCAGGATGTTTCATAAGATGTGCAAACCCATGTGAAGGAAATGATTGATTCTCAGCCCCACTCACATCATTTAGAAACTTCCATGTTGCTTCACGCATGATCATTGAATGTAGATCGTGCGCGGCAACTCTATCTAGTGCATCGTCAATAACTGTTGTCTTAAACATTATGCAGCCACCTTACTGAAGTTTTGCTTCTTCTCAAACTTAAGCACTGACTCAAACTTATCTACAAGCTGGTCTGTCTTATGGCTGATAATGAAGGTGTTAGTATCCTTTGTGAACTGAAGAAGAATCTTCAAGAACTCCTCGGTACCGTTATTATCAAGCGAGCTATCCATTATCTCATCGAGAATGAGTAGATTAGTGCTAACTGAATTGCGCAGTTTAGCAACAGCACGCCAAGTAAACAGGATCGCAAGGTTAATGCGCATCTTTTCCCCTTCCGAGAAGGAAGCATAAGAAAAGGCGTCTCTAAACCTGGACTTGATTGTTTCGTTAAACTCTTCATCGAGTTCGAACTGCACAAAGAAATCCATAGAACTAAGATATTTATTGATGAGCTTATTAATAACAGGAACATACTGCTTGATAATCCTTGCCTTGATACCACCATCCTTCAACAAGGCTGATGCAGCAACATACACTTGCTTCTGCTCAAGTAGCTTTGTCAGTGCATCGGTTGATGCAGATAGTGCTTGCTCAAGCTCAGAGATCTTATAGTCCTCATCAATAGCTTGAACACTATTGATTTGGCTGATGTCTCTCTCAAGCTGTTCACGATACTTGATGAGAGCGTCGATGTTGCTCTTAATCTTGTACTGTGACATACTATCATTATTGATCTGAGAGTGAATATCCATAATATCAGATAGACGCTGATTAGTTGCGTTGTACTGATTGACCAGCTCTTCAAGCCCACCATCGATAGTTTGAATCTCACTCTTCTTCGACTTCAGTGTCTCACTCTTAAAGTAAGTATCAATCTCTTGCTTACATGTGGGGCAGCCATCATGTTCTTCGAAGAAGCGAACATCATTGAGTAGCAATGACTTCTTAGCCTCGATCTTATGCTTCAATTGCGAGAGCTGTGTAATCTTCTTATTGACTACATCCATGTCTCCAGAAGATTCGCGACTGCTTTGTATCTTTTTTTCAAGATCCCAGTATTGTTCATTAAGAGAGTTGACTTTCTCATTCGTCTCCTCGATACGCTCCACTTTGTCAGCAATGATTTTCTCATTACTATTTTGCTTTTCCGCCATGGCTTCATGGAAAAGCTTGATTCTCTCAAGGATAAGTTTCTGGTCAGTATTGGCATCAGATACCTCTTCATTGTTCTTTGAAACACGATCCTTCAACAGAGTATTCATTGTTGTAAAGATCTGTAGGTCCAATAAGTCCTCAATAATCTCTCGACGCTGTGCTGCTGCAAGCTGCATGAACGGTTGAAACGTTGCAGAACCAAGAACAACAACCTGGCAGAACGACTTAAGGTTCAGCTTCAGGATATGCTTCTCAAGATACTCTTGATAGTCACGCATCTCAGCAGACTGATTGAGCATGGTACCATTCTGATACACCTCAAACAGATTTGGTTTCATACCGCGACGAATCTTATACTCGTTACGTCCGATAACAAACTCAATCTCTACGACCATGTCCTTACGAGTGATAGAGTTTACAAGCTGTGGCTTCGTGATCTTACGGAATGGTTTACCAAACAAAGCGTACGTCAAAGCGTCGAGGATTGTGGACTTTCCAGCTCCATTCTCCCCGACGATCAACGTTGTATTAGATTTGTTTAAGTCAACCTCGGTGAAGATATTCCCAGTACTAAGAATATTCTTCCATCTCAGGGTTTTGAAAAGGATCATTCGATTGTCAACGCTTCATTGTAAAGTTCAGTGATAGTATTCTCAAGGCGACGTTTGTCAACGTTCTGCACTTCCATACCAGATATGTATGTCTTGAAGATGTCGATGGTCGACTCTGCCTCGTTCACGATGTCATCATCATTCACTAATCCAAGGTTCATATGATCATCAACGATCTGCATCTCTAGTGCACCAACCTTCTCGATCTGCTCGATGAACTTATCGAATAGGTATGGGTTAGACTTACTAGTGACGATGACTTTGACGATCTTACCCTTCAAGCCACTTAGATCAATACCTTGTGGTTCTTTTCCAGGATCAGTGTCATTATACCACACTTTCTCAAACATTGAAAATGGATTTTTGATAAATTCCAACTTTCTTGTGTCTGTATCTAGGATGTGGAATCCTTTTGGGTCGTCGTAGTCTGACCACGTGAACTCCGCATGGCTTCCCAGATAATAGATAGTACCATCAGAGGAACGATGATGATAGTGACCACTAAGAACCATATTAAAACGATCAAAAAGACTACGATCATCTCCGTGAGAGACCATAGAGCCTCGGTACATCTCGAAGCCAGCAAGCTCAAGATGTCCCATAACGATTGAAGCAGGAGTCGTCCGGACTTTTTGTAGGCAGATTTCTCTATTCTCATCACATATCCATGGTAGCATTAGAACAGTGCAACCATCAAACTCCACCTCACGTGGAATCTGATCATAGACATTAACATTATAACGGTGTCTTACCAGCTCATCTAGAGCATTAACTCTATTAGTGTTCTTAAAATAAGTATCGTGGTTGCCAGCAATAATGTGTAGAGCGATACCACGCTCAAAAATGGGGACGAGAAAATCCTGCCTAAGGCGGAGAGCAGTATTGTAGTTAATATACTTACGCCTATCAACCAGGTCGCCCAGGTGACATATAGTTGTGATATTGTGTTGATCGAGATATGGAAAGAAAATATCATCTAGGAACTTCTTACTATTATCCATGAACGCAATATTGTCATTGCGAACACCCCAATGGGTATCAGTGATCAGTGCTATCTTCATTTACGAACAAACTTCTTCTGTGCTGAGATCTTATTCTCTGACAACCTTAGTGCTTCACTACAAAAGTCACGAATAGCCTCTACACGAATAGTGTAGTTATACTTCTCATTATCTCTTGTGTTCTTGTCCATCATCTTTTCGACAAGGTCTTGGATATTAACTGGTACTAGATGTAGGTTCTTCATTTTTCACTTCCTCGATAAACTTATCAAGCCCAATCTCTTTTCCCTTCTTAGAATTCTTTAGGAGCTTCTCCTCAAAGTTTCTAATCAAGTCTTCAGAGTACTCGTTGTGTAGTTTCTGACCATGGTTGACTTCAGCAGATAATTCGCCAAACATATTGATATGCTCAAAGTTCTTATGCTTGACGTATGATTGCTTTTTCTCTTTAGCAATACGTCTTAGCATAGCATTCCATGCAATCTGCGTGAAGTATGCAAATGGATTTGTTGATTTGGCTGGGTCAAAGCTATGAGCTGCAGCAACACAGTTTTCGATAGCATCTGCAACCATCTCATCTCTATAAGAGTAGTTCATAAAGTTTGGCTTAGTTGATAACTTATTGCAAATCAACATAAAGCAAGCTCCGACATAATCTGGAATAATAGGTTGTCGCCTGTCCTGAGCTTTAGCTAACTCGACCTTCTCCTTCCATGCTACCATTGCAAGGTAGAGGTCTTTATTGTTGACGTAATGCTTTTTGGCTTTAGGTTTTACATATGGTTCCATTATGATTCCTTTAGGGCGACTTGGTAGATCTTGTAGTCAAACCCTTCCTCGTTGTAAATTTTAACACGCTCTGCTAGATGTAGAATTGTAAAGTTCTTACGTGTCTTCCATGTAAGATCATCAGCTATGTCGTAGAGTACAGCTTCCTCCTTTGACTCGGCTTTCCTTAGACCGCGTCCAATGGACTGTAAGTTTCTTATTTTAGATTTTGAAGGACTTGCAAATATAACGTTATGCAGATTACGAATGTTAACACCTGTGGAAAAAGTTCCGTAAGAAGCGACGATAATACTGGATGTCGATTCCTCCACGAGTTTGCGTATTGCTTCACGATCGTCACCATCAACACCTCCATAGACAAAGTGAACAGGCTTAGTGGTAGCCTTCTTAATTTCATTGTGTAACATTATACCATGCTTTTCAACATATTGAAACAGTAAAAGTGTGTTACCCTCAAGTGATAACGCTAGATTTTTAATAAAATTGTTACGTGCTTCATTCCTGACTAGGAAGTCCATCTCAGCTTGATAGTCAGTATCCTTCAGACTCTTTTTAGTTTCATCTGAGTACTTGAGTACGATGATCTTGATTCTAAAGTCTGATAGATGCTTTTGTTCAATCAGTTCTGAGGTTGTTGTAACTCTCTTAACATCGCCGAAGAGACCCTGAAGCACGAGTTCGTTCGTCTCGGCGCCGTCAAGAGTACCAGTGAAACCAAAACGATATGCGCAACCGCTAAGCTTAGACATAATAGATGTAAGACTTTTTGCTTTGAATAGATGAGCTTCATCACCTATGACCACATCAAATTGTTTGAAGTACTCTTTAGGCATCTTATATATGGACTGCCAGGTTGAGATGGTAACCGGTTTATCTGTTTGTTTATCTTGTCCAGCAAAGATTCGATGAACGAACCGATCAGATACAAAGCCATAGTCACTAAAGTCAGAGGCAAGCTGACTAACCAGAGAAGTAGTTGGCACAATAATAAGAGTGCGTGCATTGTAGTATCTCACTAATAGGTATATGATAAACGACTTACCAGAAGCCGTTGGCGATAGCATCAGGGCTCTATGGTTACGCACTGCGTGTGCAAAGGCTTGAACTTGATAATCTCTACGCTCATATTTATCGGGGATGCCTAGTGTGTCGATAAAGTCATTTGCCTCTTTAAGGGAAAACTCAGCTTGTGAGAAGTCTGATGTATATACGATCTGATAGTTACGGCTATTGGCGAACTTCTCTACCTTAGAGTTAAGTCCGGCATACAGCAGTCCAGTCATTGGATTAAACAAACGAATCTTGCCATCCCAGAACTTACTCTTATAGGATGGCATAAACTTTGCACCCGGTACCTCAAATGTGAAGTGCTCATTGAGCTCCATCATGATACCAGGTTCAGCACTAATCTTATTATATGTGTGATCGGAACGGCCGATCTCAATTATTTCCATCAAGCACCCATGGTGAATTTAGTCCACTCAATTGCGGACTTGATTTGAAAACCTCTATTGACAAGGCTCTTGATGATAGACTCGAGGAGTTCAATCTTCTCCTGCTGCATACCAATTCGTAGCGACATGTCGACAATATCTTTATCAGCTTCCATGTACATAGGTAGATCCGCCTTCAGAATCATACCACGTGCAGGAAGCTGCCAACCCTTCTCTCTAGACTCTTCGCTTGGCCCCATCGTATAGAATTCATACTTAGAGAGCTTTAGATTCTTATAGTCAGCCTCATATTTACGAAGAAGCAGACGCTCATGTGTGAACATCTGATAATACTTATGATGGAGTTTGGGGATCTTTAAGGCCTCATCACCGAGCTCTGTCTTATCGATGTCTGAGTCTTTCTTCCACTCTTCGTAAATATCTTCTAGCTTCATAATATAATCCTGCCTCAATCTGAAGTTTAATTATACCACAGATTTCAGCAAATGTAAACTAGTTTTTAGTCAGGTCGAGTGACATCGTACATAGTGTATGCAAACTCAGCCGTAGCGGTCACATACTGCACGTCTTGAAGAGTTGTGTCAAAGGTAACATCTGACAGATAGGTTGGGAAAGCATCACGGAAGGCAAACTCGAAGTTTGGTGTCTTCGTAGAGTTTAGAATGACTAAGCCAATATCTGAGCGCAGGCCTTCACCTGTATACTGAGGTACCGTAGTAAGCTTCTTGTACTCATCAAAGTTATCAGGGAAACCTAGAGCACGTATCCAGTCATGGATCTCCATATAGTTTCTCATATCCTCATCAACCTGAAAGGTTACTGAGAATCTACCGTACTGTAGGTGTGTACGTGTGGTAGGAATATCAATGAAGACGCTAGGAATATCTATCGTAGGCAGGGAGATTGATGGGATATTAGCCTTGACTACAAAGAAGTTAATATGAGGCGCTCTCTTCAGCAGGAACTTAAAGTTTAATGGGCTAAGAAAGTTCTTATTTGTTGGTGTGTTATCAGTGGCTGCCATGCAACGTCTCCGTATTGGTTACCTATTTATCGTTGTCCCTGTATAGCTATTATACAGTAGATAGACTCAGATGTACATAATAAAAAAGGGCGCCCGAAGGCGCCCTCTAAGTTTGCGGCTTGAAACCGTCTTCTTTCCTGAATTACATCAGGTTGTTGACGATAACGCGACGATAGTACTTGTTTGTTGAGATGACAAGCTCGCCTGAACCCTGGTTCAGACCCTCTGCGAATGGGTTTGCAACCATTCCGTAACGAGTCTTGAAGCCGATCTTAGGCTGGAAGCTTGACTGGTCAACAGCGCGAACCATCTGAAGCGGAACGTATGGGCAGTAGAAGAGACCAGCATCGAATGCTGAAGAGCCCTTATAACCAACCACTAGGTAGTTACCGCCGATTGCGTATGGATCGATATAGACCTTTAGGCGACCGTTAAGAACACCAGCGAAGGTGTTGCCTGTATCGTCAACCTGAAGGTTGTTGCTGTTAAGAGCAGGAGTGTAGTCAAGAACACCGGCCATCTGAAGAGCAGACGCAACGTCTGAAGAACAGATAACGATGTTACCCTTACCGCGACGAGTCTGCTTAGCAATTTGGTTAGCTTCGCGCTCGAGCTGGAACATAAGGCCCTTGAACTTTTCAACTGACCAACGACCGTTTGAATCTGTATCAAGATCAAATACACCAGCAGTAGTGACGTTATCCTGAGC